CATCATCCAATGCTTCTGCAAGTGTTTGTGCTACTTTTTCTAATGCATCTTCTTTACCTTTTCCTTTAGCTGTTCCAACTTCTCCTGATTTAACAGATACCATTGATTTAAAAATACCTGCTATTCTATTTTTAGATCTAGCATTTGTAAGTTTTTTAGCAACATCATCTAATAGGTCTTCGAAAGAACCGTCTATATTAAATCCTTTAAATAGTATCTTAATAGTACCCCAAGCTGTTGTTGACCATACCTCTTCTCTTGCTATTTCTCTAAAGTTTTCTAGTTTTACTTTTCTTAAAGATAGTTTTACCGATGATAGGTTAAATTCAAACTCTTCACCTTTTTCTAGATTAGGTACATTTGAAATACCCATTCTTCTGAATACATCTTGTGGGTCTTGCTCAAGTAAAATTACTTTTGCTAGCCCTATTAACAGTCCTTGCTTTTCAGCTGGTAGGTCTAAGAATGATCCTTTAAAGGCATGTTCTTCTTCTGTAAGAGATATAATATTATCAACCTGAATATATTGATCTTCCTTTCCTACAATTGGATAGAGTACTGAGATTAGTTCACCTGAGTTATAATACCTTCTTCCGGTATATTTTTCTGATTTAAAAGGTACAATTATGTTTTGTGGAAGAGCTAGAGCTGCATCGATAAGTCTTTGTTTAACCTCTCTCTTATCATCTCCTTCAAACCAAACAATAATATCTAAGTCTCCAAAGTCAGCTTTTGTTCCTGCTTTTACAGATCCAGATAGAGAAGCTTTCTTGAAGCCTGGTACTTTACTTAGAACTTCTTCTACGTATTTGTTGAATGTATTATGTACATCCCCTCTTTCTATTCTATTTCCTCCTGCTACTCCTGACATATTATACTTTATATTGTGTTAAATTTGAATTATCCGGTAAGAATTTACCTTTTAACCCTAATCTTTCTTGATTTTTTATCCAATAAGCCTGTAGATCTTCTGGTATATCTGCTCTAGTGCTATCTAATATCTTAAGATAAGTATCATATACAGCGTTTAAATCCTGTGGGGATAGTCCTGCTTCTAGTACTTCTATCAATTTAAAATAATCTCCTATTGTATCTCTATCTAAATTTAAGCCATATGACTTATTTAGAAGGTCTATTGCTTGTTGTGGTGTGTTTGCTACAATCTCTTGTGATTCTTTCTCCTTTACTCCATAATTGTGAGAGAATGTATATCCTTTCTGAGAGAATAAAGATACAAGTAATTGTGTTCTATGTAACCCTTTTACGTTTCCTGAGTAAGTGGCTGAGTGGTATGCAAATTGTAACCAATCTACATCTCCTACATTTACATCTATTTGAACGTTTTGTCCTACTACTTCGTTATTCTCATCGTATTGAGGAAATAGAAGAAATAAAGCTCCTGCAGAAGATCCTTTTACATCTGCTATAATCTCTGTATCTGCTTCTGCTATCTTTTGTGCTATTGCTACAATTACAGCTCTTTTCATTAGCTGATCATCAGAAGATGTTCTAGCTCTTTTCTTAAACCCTACAAATAGGTCTTGAACGTGTTTCTCATCTAGACCCCAATCCTCTACATTATCAAAGGATGACCCGGCAAGTGCTAGGTCAATATCCCCTGAGTAATCTTTTTTCCCTACAGATCCTAGAGTTTTCATCTCTCTAAAGAATGGTTCTGCTTTTGGAAATATAGTTTTGAACTGCTTAAAGAACTCTAATAGAGTTGGTTTAATATGCTCTTTTTTTATCGGTGCTGTACTATCGAATACGTTTCCTCCCATTATACTTTTTATTTACCTAAATATACGAATATTCTTTCGATTATCCAACGATTATATTAAATAAATAGTACTAAAGTTTGATAGTGGTTGGATATGATGTAAACTTCGGCTCTGTTGTTGGATGCTCAAGTTCATATAATTTATAGATCAATTTGAATAATTCAAAGTTCTTTTCTATATCATCAATCACTTTTAACTCCCATCCTTTACCTTGTAACTTCTTCCCGGCTTTATCAGCTCCTCGAGTTGATGCTTTCAACCAAAGAATAGCTGTTCTATCAATTTTAATACCTTTTGTTTCTTCGATTGATTTAGCATAAGCTGCTAGTTGTAAGTCATATGATTTATGTAAATGATTTGATGTCTTAAAGTCAATAAGCCAATTCTCTCCATTCATCGATACAACTATATCGGCAGTTCCGGCATACTTGTGAGTATCTGAGTAGGTAAACTCTTCTGTAAAGAGTAGTACGGGTTTTGCTACATCCCAGAACTCTTTAAACTTCATAATCATTCCCCATACCAATTCATTGTAACGGGCATTACCGTAATCATCCATCCAGGTAAGTTCTTTACCTTCTAATAGCTCTTCAATTGCATTATGAGTTTGAGTACCTTCATCTCCGGCTCTTCTCATTATAATGTCTGAATTGTGTCCTACATCTTTCAACCAGCTTTCAAAGAACTTATTCTTTGGCATGTACTGTAAGATTGAAGTAACTGAAGGATAGTATACTCCTTCTGATCGTTGATAAACCCTCCTATCAAGGAAGTTAATTTGCTTAAGTTCAGGTTTAAAATCTAACCTCTTCTTAGCATGTTCTGACAAAACATTCTGTCCTTTTTGTATCATATTATGATAGTTTGTAGCGGAGTAACTTTCCGAAGTCCATTTCCTCTGCCTGTTGTACATAACGAGTGAAGCTTGCAAAGCCCATATCGCTTGGATCCTTATCTTGCATATCTACTAGATATACTTTCTTTCCCATATTCAGAAACTGTTCTGTGTATGAGAGTGCTTTTTTAAATGCATCCCTGTCTAGGGCTACGTATATATCTTCTACCTGACTTGATACTATCTTTTTTATCAAAGATTTTGATAAAGACTTACCGAGTATTGGTACTGCGTTTCTTTTTACTGCTATTGCATCAAATACCCCTTCTACCAGGATTATAGGTTGTGACCAATTGATTAGGTTCTCAAACCCTATTATATCCTTAGAGCACTCTGGATTTCTGTATTTATGGTAAGCATCTTCGAATGTCCTACCTACAAAGAAGTTTAACTGGTTGTTCTCGTTATATGACGGAACAATCACTCTTCCTGTGTATTCTCCTGAAGTACAGTAACCTATGTTGTATTTTAAGAAGTCTCTATCGGTAAATCCTCTTTTATAGAGGTATTTCCTTACTTTATTTGCTATAATAGATGTGGTTGATGCTGTATACAGAGCTTGAAACTCTTTAGGAAGTTCTACGGAAGATGTAGGTGCATACCCTATTTCATCACCTTTTCTTACGTATTTAAGTATTTCATACGCTTGTTCGGCAGGTACTTGTAGTTGTTTAAGTAAAGACTTAATTGTACGCCCTTTAAAGCCACATACCCAGCATTCGAAAGGATTCTCACCTTTTTCATTAGTATACAGGTTTACTTCCAGCTTTGGCTTATGATGATTACATTTTGGACAGGTAAAGGCATAGTTCTCCCTAGCTCTTTTGTGGGATTTTCCTAAAACGTTCTCTATAAAACCTAATAATATATTACTACTCATATATGTACATAACCGATTGACATCTTAAGATACGAAAAAAGACTTGAATAAACAAGCCTTTCTTTAATTATTTTATACGTCTATTACCTTTATATTACCGTAATACCTATCTTGCATTAGGTTATCCATTTTAATTGAACCTCCTGGTCCTTCTAAGTCCGGATATATTCCTAGCATTTCTGCTTCTTCCATTATATCATCAATTGGAACATCTTTCTCAGACCCTGTAAAAGGTTCTAGATTATCCATTGTGATGATTCCTAGTTTTGGATTTCTAACTTCTACATCGTATATGTATACAAAGTATTTAGTTTTTTGTCCTTTTATTTGTTGTGCATCTTCCAATTCTTCTGAATCAGTAGTTACTTTTTTTACTTTATTTCCTACTAAGAATACTGCTCCATAATCTCCTTCTCCTAAATACTCTCCTCCTTCATCAACAATATTGTTAACAAGTTCTTGGTACTCTTGAGAGGGCGTAATTACCTCTTTTAATATCTTATAAATACTAATCACCGTTTTTTAAGCTTCAGTAGGTGCTGTAAATATGATAGAAGGGTAGTACCACCTGTCACCATCATCATCAAGATCCATAGTAGATTTATTACGCAAAACAGTATATCCTCTATCTTCTAAAAATGAAATTATACTTTCAAACTCCTCTTTTGTTAGATTTCGTTTTCTTATTGATCTAATTTCATGCATATTTTCTCCTTTAAAACCGTAGCTAAGATCTAGATCAGGAAATTGTGCTTTAATCTCTTCTTCATTAAAGTTTATTGAATTTTCAGAAACAGTTTTCTCTTCTGAATCTTCTTTAGGAACACTTTTAGCAATTGTTGTTAAGATGTTTCTAAAGTCATCTGTAGTACCTCCTTTAGTTTCTCCACCTGGAGTATATTTTGAATACCCTTTTAATTCTTCTTGGATGATTCTTTTTAATTCAGATTTTTTCATTATATGTGTTTTATAGTAGTGATTTAATTGCTGGGTATGCATTTAGTATTGCTTCATCTGCTTTTGCTACTGTCTTTAAAGAAGCTAATGCTCCTTGAAACCAGTCTGCTTTCGATAAACCACTTACTGCTTGTGCTCCATATCCTGCTGCCATACTTGCAATAACAATTGCATAGATAGCTTTAGTTGTTGTTTCTAATGTGTTTTGATCTTTTATAAAGAATCCTAATACTCTTTTAATTGGAGTTTGAAAAGCCTTTTCATTATCATGTGCCCAGTGGTGTATTTTTTCTGCGAAGTCTTCTCCTTTTTTCCAATTAAGCTTCTTTAACAGTTTAGCAGCCATTTTAGAAATAAACCCTATAAGTGCATTTCCTGTTAGAACTCCTGCAATTACAGTTGCTATAATTGCTTCGTCCAACTGACCTTCATTCTGTTGTTTTTTATTCTTAAGTTCTGTACCTATCGCTGCTGCAATTCCGTTAGCAGTTGACATTAATTCTGTATCGAACTGTGCTTCTTCTGGTCCGTTATCTTGTATGTTAAGTTCTTCTTTTATTAACTTTACTAGTTGTGATCTTTTCATTACTTATTTTCTTTTATATTCCTCTATGACTAAGTATATACATAATACAAACACTGCTGCTATCCAGTAGTATGCTACGTTTCCTCCGTCCATTAGAATTCTTGTATTAATATATTTAACGTCCCTGTTCCTTTTATCAACCTGTGATAGGTGTCTTTGGGTATAAATAGCTTATTTTTTAATGGCTGAGGTAATTCATTATCGAATTGAAACATCCAATCGGTAGATTCCAATATCTCTACCTCTCTGTCGTTTTCATCTCTATGCCACACCAGTTCCTCTTCTGGAATATCTTGTGTGAATTTTCTGTAAATATATTCTGATGTCTCTAATTGAAGGTAAGGTCTCATACTACCAGTATCCGCTAAAATTTCTAGATCCTCCTAATGACTTCCAATATCTTCCAATATTACAAGCCCAGTATCCTGGTTTTGTTTTATCTTTTTTAGTATCACATTGATGTCTAGCTGCAAAAGAACTTCTTGCTCCTGGTTCATCTATTTTAACATTTAATCCTGTTGTACCTCCGAAAGAGACTTTTACTACATTTCCTTTTTTATTTTTGGTATAAACGTAGAATTTTTTAGATCCACCTCTTTTTGGTTTGTTTAAAGGAACATCTTTACCTCTGTATTCTGCCTCTTGAAGACTTTTCCAAGCTTCAAATGCTTCTATATCGTATACGTTTCTTTGATTATCATACCCGCATTTGTGACAAAGGGCTGGGTTATCATCTTCAGGTGTTGTCTCCCAATCGTGTTTACATTTTTTACAGATAATCTCTTGGCCTACTTCTTCATCGACCATTGGAAGGTCTAAAGGAACTTTTTGCCCTTCATACATTCCGTATTCTCCAATATCTGTTGTTTCTAGTAGTAGAATATCTTGTTTACTTAGTACAATTTTACCGTCTCTAAAGGCCTGTCTTGCTTCAGCAAACAATTGTATAAACGAGTCAGAGGAGTACCTGTAGACACATTCAGATAGTGTTAGATCATTATCTAAGTGGTACTGAAGGTTTGGTAATCCTACTATTTCTTGTAATTTTATCATAAGAAATCTTTTCTAAAATATCTTCCTTCTATATTATCATTTATATAGTTGGAATCTGGTTCTATTACTCCTTTTATAAATAGGAATTTGTTCTCATAGTATGTATGTAACTTTTTATTTGGAGTAAAGATAAGAATTTCTCTTGAGAATTCCGACTGTTTTCCTTCTTTTATTAAGCCTTTTATTTCTAAGTGGGAACCGTAATAGGTTTTCCAATCAGATTCTTTTCTAACTATTTTAGATTTACTAGCTCTTTTATCTGTTATTAAAGCTAGTTCTTTTTTACCTAAAGCTTTTTTTGTAACAGAAATAAGTTGTTTCTTTCCTAAGTACTTTCTACCGGTTGGTAGATGTGTTACTTCATAGATAAACCCGAAGTTGTCTCCGGGCATATCTTCTAGTTCTTTAATTTCTTTATTTTGATATAACCACATTTTTATTTTACCTTATTTTAAGTTGCGTTAATTGCTGCCCAGCCATTTCCTGCCATTCCGCGTCCTAGATATACATACATTTTGCAGTCTATTCCACTCCCTGATATCATTATGCTACCTGTTTCTGCTGTTGCTGGTGTTGTTGCTCTAGGTGCAAGTGTTAGTATATTGTTAATTGTTACTGAGCCTGAAGCAAAATCACCTCCAATTAGGGGTGTACCTGATCCTGATGCTATGTATAGTTTAGAATTTTCAATAACATCTGTTGCAGAACCTGCACTAGCACCTAGGTATAGATTACCGCTTCCTGAAGCATAAGCTCCGGCACTCCAACCTAAAGCAGTGTTGTATGAACCTGATATTTTATAAAGAACAAAATTACCAATTCCAGTATTGCCGAACCCTTCTGTGGCAAGCTTTAGTGCGTTTTGTCCTATTCCAACATTGTTACTTCCACTGTG